ATACGTGTTCCCCCACGGGCGGGCCGCCGTCGGGCCGCGTTGCTCGAATTTCCCGGCCTCAAGGACTCCGCGGTCGGTCTGTGTGTCGAGCCAGTCCATGAACTCGGTCACTTTCCGCTCGTCGCTCGGAAAGTCGTAGGCGTGCGGTGAGGGCGGCGTGAGGTTGATATCGGGATCGTTAGGCCGCCACACGGGCCGCGGGTGTTCGCCGGGCCACGCGTTGCCCTGCGCCCGCTTGAGGCCGAACACGTCGGCGTCGGTGATAGCGTAGCGAACGACGCCCTTGAGCGCCCGGAACCGTCGCCCGACCTCGCCCTCGAACCGATTACGCAGTGTTTTCGTCGCCGTCGGGTCGTCCGACGAGTGCGGCCACGGCCCCGCGTTCGCCGCGAGGTCCAACGCGGCCCCGTGTTCGTGGTCGTGGTCGTGGGCGTGGCTCATGCGTTAGTCCCCGTCGGCTCGGGCCTGCTCGACGAGGGCGCTCGCGTCGGCGCGGCCTTCGAGCAGGTCGTCAAGGTCGGCGTCGTCCTCGCTCTCGGGAGCGGCGTCGCCGCCCTCGCCGTCTTCACCCTGCGGTGGGCCGTCGCCCTCGTCGGGCGGGGTCGCGTCGGGCCGCGTCGCCCCGTCGTCCTCGGGGGTCGTGGACTCGGAGCCGCGCTTGCCACCCCAGTCGAACACCTGCTCGCGTATCTCGGCGACCGTGGCGAGTTGCGCCGGATCGCCCATAGGGGCGGCTTTTTTGAGCGTCTCGGCGTCCTTGGCGCGTAGTTCGGCCTGTTCGAGTTCGTTGAGTGAGAACAGGTCGGGCCACTCGATCGAGTAGGTCTCGCCCTGCGGGTCGGGTAGTATGCCGAGCGAGAGCAGGCGATCGAGGAACGCCCGCAACATTCTCGGCTCGCAAAACTGTTCGCGGCGTTCCTCGATCCGCTCGTACCACGTCGCCCGGTCCTGCGTCGAGGCGAGTTCGCCCCGTTCCGAGCCGGTGAGCATACGCAGGGGCTGGCCCACGGTGCCGGCGACGTGCTTGAGTTCCTGCTCGACGATCCCCGTAGGATCGACGGCCTGCCCGCCTATCTCGTTTATCTCGGTGTTTCGAGACTTGAGGACGTTCCGCAGGCCGTGGTTCATTTCTTCGGCCTCGTCGCCGAGGTCACCCATGTCTGACGGGCGACCCTCGCCCGTATAGTTGAGGTGTAGTTTCCGGTCGGCCCCGCGCCAAAACATCTCTGCCGAGCCGCCGAGGACTTTTTCGAGGTCGTCGAGTCGGTTGAGAACCGGCTCAAGCCGAGGTCGTCCATATATCTCGTTTTCGAGCAGGTCCTCGGCGATATGGATCATGCGGGTGTAGTGAACCTCGCGCGAGCCGCGCTCGTCGTCGTCGAACTCGACCTCGTAGGTCTCGGGCAGGCCGTAGCGCGGATCGAGCGGGTCGGAGACCTTGTTAATCTCGACGACACGGGCCTGCGAGAACGTGGCGAGATACCCGAGGTCGTCCGGCCCCTCGTCGCTCATGGTCTCGGTGAGCGGGCGGTAGTCGCTCTCGTTGGCGGGGTCGGCGAGCGTCGTGTCACCGTCGTCGTCGGCGAGGCCGAGGAATAGCAGGCCATACTCGCCGATCCCGGTGAGTTTGTCGGCCCGCTTGAGGTAGTGTAAGAGCCGGTGTTCGTCGAACAAGTGTTCGACGGCTTGCTCGAACTCGGTCTCGGCGTCGTCCTCGTCGCCTACCTCGGCGTCGTCCACGACTCGGGGCCGCTCGGCCCACGAGGCCGTAACCGGGGCGTCCACGATCCGGCGGGCGATATCGTTCCGCAGGTAACGGCGCAGGTAACTCTCGGCGTCGGGATCGCGCTCGTAGCCGAGGGTCTCGTAGTAGTCTCGATCGCCGTCGAACGCGAGGCCGGCCTGTCGGGCGAGGTTATAGCGGATGAGCAGGTCCGTGTCGTTCGTGGCGAGTGCGCGGGTGAGAACGGCGAGGTCGGGATCGGTGGCGGCGTTCGCGGCAGGCACGCCGCCCCGCGTCGAGGCCGCGCCCGACGCCGCCCGGTCGGTCTCGGTGGTCTCGGTCTCGTCGACGCTCATGAGAGTGTCTCGTGAGTCGAGGCTCTTGGTGTTTCGCCTCGTGCCGCGCGGGGCCGCGTCGGGCCGCACTCGACGGTCACACGCTACCCCTTTTTCACCACGTCGCCTTGGCCTGTTGCGTTTCCTTGGCGGCGAGCGCGAGTGCGTCTACCGTGTCGTCGTTCATGCCCTCGGGTGCCCCGTAGCGGATGTTTCCGGCCCGCGTGGTCTCGAACTCGAACACGCGCACCTCGCTCTTTAGTTGTTCTACGGCGTCGTCGTCCGGTAAGACGATATCGTTGGTTTCGAGGCGCGCGGCGAGGTTCTCGATCATGTTCGTTTTGTTCTGCGGGGTGAACCGCACCGGCTCAACTTGCACGTCGGGCACGGTGCGCCCGAGGTCTTCGATTATCTTGTTATCCCGCGTCGCGTCGAGGTAGCACACGCCGGGGAACGAGGTGAGGTACTGTTCGAGCGTCCGGCCTGCCGACGCCCACGAGCCGCCGCGGTCGCGCCGGAACCCGACGAGCATACCGTCGGCGTCGAGCGTGGCGACGGCGAGGTAGTTGTTCGTCCGGGCGAGGTCAACGCCCGTCGTGTAGGGCGGCGTTCCCTCGACGCCAAGCGAGTACGGCCGCGTGACGCTCTCGGGATCGGGAAACACCTGCCCCTCGCTATCGACGAATTTGGCGAGATATTCCTGCTCGAACACGCGATCGGGCAGGTCGCGTTTGGCGGCCTCAACCTCGCTATCCTCGATATGCGGGTTATCGTAGGTCGTCGCCCGCCACGAGTTCCACTCGTCGAACTCGGGGTCTTGTCCTCGCTCGTAGGACTTGAAGAACCAGTTCCGGCCCTTCGGCGTCCCGATTATGAGCGCGCCGCCGCCCGTGTCCGATAGCGAGGGACGAATCACGGCGTCCCAATACCTACCCTCGATCTCGCTCGCCTCGTCGATCACGACGTAATCGAGGCCGCGGCCCCGTGACTGCGAGGCCGCACTGCGAAACTGGATACGAGAGCCGTTAGCGAGAGTTATCTCTCGGGGCGGCGACTCTTCGAGTTCCTCGGCGAGCAGGTCGTTCGGTATCTCGTTTTTGAGCGGCTCAAACGCGAGTTCACGGGCGTCGTCGTCGGTCGGCGCGACGTACCAGACGTAAGCGCCGGGGTTCTCGAACGCGGTCTCGAACGCACCGCCCTTGCGAGCCATGTAGGTTTTCCCGAACCGCCGGCCTGCGGGCACGACCTTGAACCGCGCGTCGTCGTCGAGTATCTCGGCCTGTTTCGGGTGCGGGTTCCACTTTCGCTTGAGTCGTGGCATGGGTCTCGCTACTCACTCGCGCCGCTCTCGGCGGCGGTCTCGTCCCGGTATCGCCCACTCTCGACGCCGGGGCACGAGCCGATCACGCACCACCCGCGCACCGTCGGCGAGCCGCAGTGATCGCAGGTGCCGACGCCCCCCATTGTCACCCCTCAACGTAGCGGCGCACTACGTCGCCGTTCTCGTTCCAATGCGCCCACAGGGACGCCGGCAGGTCGCCGAGGACCGAGACCGCCGTGCCGAACGAAACGCCGGAGTTCGAGTCGTCCTCGTCGGGGTCGGGATCGACGTACTCGACGCGGCCCTCGGGGAACCACGTATATCGACAGTTCGGCACGATCCACTCGTGCCACCATGATATCACGTCGGTCGAGTCCGGCGTGACGAGGAACGCTCGGTCTATCTCGCCCCGTTCGTAGCGCCCCACGGCCTCACGTAGCCATTTCTTTTTTTGCGAAAACGGCGGGTTGATGTAAGCGGTCACCTCGTCGGCCCCGCGGACGTGCCACGGGGCGATCAGGCCGTTCCTCGGCAGTCGGATGTTCTTGGCGGCGATCTGCGTCGTCGGGCCGGGGCAGGGATCGACCTCGATCCCGCCGCAGTGTTCGGCGATCGGAACCCACAGGTCGGGCGGTGATTGCCACACGTCTTTGTCGCTCTTGGCGACGAACTCGTGAACGTTCTCGGCGCTCATGCCGACCCGCTCTCGTCCGGGCCGGGGCAGTTCGCCGTCGGGCACTCGCCGCCCGAGGTGAGGGTGAGGCCGCACTCGGGACATATCTCGGGTTGAGTCGCCATGCGCCGCCCGCCGTCGGGCACGAGTTCGCGATCCCCCGCGTTGGGCCGCGGGTCCATGAACGCGAACCGGAGGGCGTCGGATATCGCCCGGTCGGCGTGGTCGAGGTCCTCGTAGGACTCGACGGGCGCGCTCTCGTCCGTGAGCCACGCGATCCCTACCCTGCCGTCGGGGAACTCGGAGCCTTCGGCTACCGTCTCGTCGCCCTCGTCGAGAACCCGGAACCGGGCGGGCGAGGCGAGCGGGCTTTGTGGGGCGACCTCGCCTCGCACGTCGGCGTAACGGTCGAACTCGTCGTCGTCCTCGGTTACGACCGTGGACGCCCCGAGGCTCTCGGTGACCGTAAGGTCGTCCGGCATGGCGGCCTCGTCGATCTTGTCCGGCGGCAGGTCGGCCCCGAACACGAGCGCCGCAGGGACGCGGATCACGGCCCCGTACTCGCGGCGTAACACGCTCGACGGGGTGGCGGGCGCGTGGCGCGTGACCTCGTTCACGACGCGGTTCACGACCGGATCGGACTCGTATAACTGCCGGGCGTCGTCGAGGTCCGCCGGCAGGTGTAGCCGCAGGTCGCTCATGCCGAACCTCCCTGCGTCACGAGGTCGGCACCGCACTCGGAACAGCGATAGGTGAGCGTCGAGGGCGAGTCGCAGGCGTTGCACGTCTCGACGGCGTTGATCACGGTTCCGTCGTCGCCGGTTTGCGGCTCCGGGGCATGAGGCCAACGCGGGGCCGCGCCGCCCGGCGCAGGTAGATCCCCGTCCTCGGTCTCGGTCGCCGACGGGTGAGGGTAGCAGGCCACTATTCGCTCACCTCGTTCTCGTCGTCGGCGGCTTCGCCCGCGGGCGCGTCCACGGGCGCATCAGGCGAGTTAGAGGTAGCGGCGTTCTCGCCGCCGTTCTCGGCAGGCGGCAGTGACCGGCTCGACGCCGATTTCGTGCCGCTTTCGTCTTCGCTCGGGACGACGACGTATTCCTCGGTCTCGTCGCCCTCGTGGCGCACCGTCGCGTCGAGGTCTACCTGTGCGGGAACTCGTTCGATCGCCCCCATGTCGGCGAGCCACTCGAACCACTCTTTACCGACCTCGGCGGCCCACGCGTTCTTTCCTTCGTCCACGAGGTCGAGAATCGCGCCTCTGAAAACCGAGTCCATGATGTGAATATGGTCGCGCTCGACGTTCTCGGCGGTCCACTCGGCGAGAACGCGCAGGTCGCGGTGGATCGTGGATTTGCTCACGTCGAACTCGTCGGCGAGTTCGCTATAGGTATGGGGCATGGCCTTCGGGTGGCCCGCTCGCTCGATACGCTTGAGTAGGACGGCCCGGCGTTCGGCGTAGTTATACTCGCCGTAGGTCTTGGACGTGTCCGGGTGAACGGCCCCGTAGTCGACGGTGAGCGGGTCCTCAAGTTCGTTCGCGGGCGGTACTGCCGGCTCGGTGGCCTGCTCGGCCTCGGTCTCGGTCTCGGTTGCGGTCATGGTCTCGGTGGTCTCGGGACGACTCGCCACGCGGGCGTGTGACGTTCCGTGGCGTTCGGGTTCCGGTGGGAACTCCGGCG